TTTTTAATCATTTCTTTAATGCGTTGTTTTGATTCTTTTGTTGCCATATTTTTAGCTAATTTTATTGATCTACCTCTAGCTACATTTTCCGCTTCTGCACCGTAATCTTCTATAAATTTATCTGATTCATTTTTATACTGATTAAAGAGCTGGCGTGATATGGCCAGCTCTCTAGTCGTTAATCCTTCAGATAAAATATATTTATACATTATCCTTTAGCAGCTTTTACTTCAGCTACTGAGGCTTTGTTATAAGCAGAAATTGTTTTTTTCATTTCACTTAATGCTTTACGTGCTCTGCCTTTAGCAGCTTTAGTTGTGTCTTCGTGGTTTAATTTAGCAGTTTCAAATAACTCACTAATTTTTGCAAATAGTTCTTGTGTGTTCATATATTTTATTTTGTTTGTTTTTAAGCGGTCATACTTTGTTTTTCAACACCTAACACTTGTGTCCTAACAAGCATAGTTAAAGTATTTCCGATTTGTTTAATTAACTTTTCGTCACCCAATTGTTGAGCATTAGCTAATGCTTTTTGTAACAAGTCTTGGATGGTTTTTATTTCAGGTTTAATATCTAATTCACCTGTTGCAGCTGGTACAGCATCAACTGCTGGTTCAGCTGTAGTATCCATTGCTGGTTCGGCAGGAATTTCTTCTTCTGTGCCTAAATCAATTTCAATATCTTTTTGAGGAGCTACGTCTTTTGATTTCTTTTTAGCTTCATTTAAACCTTTATATTCGTCTAATATAATTTCTTTTAAATTTTTGATGAAGTCAGATTTTTTCATTATAGTGATTTTATTATAAATATGTGATATTTAATTAAATTTTAAGATTTATCGTGTAGATAATCGGTAAGAATTGAACCTATCGCACCCACTTTAGACCTTAATAGTATCCATTCATTTAATTGTAATTCGCGAGGTTGTTTATAGTATGATATAGTTAAAGCACCCACAAAATCGTCATTTAAATCTTTAATAGCTATCATATAAAATGATTTAGTTTTATATTCTTTACCAACAACTGGGAATAACCCGCAGTCAGTTTGGTTGTTTTTAGTATCAGGGACATCAATTTCTCCAGCATTGTACAATGTTGAAAATACTTTTGGAAATAACGATACCGGGATATTTTGGAATGTTTCTTTTATTGAATGGGCATATTCAGTTGTGCGCTCATAAAATATACTAAATTTTTTAATCGATTTACTGGTTGGGTAAAAATTGCCTCCGTTATGAAATTGTGATATACAAATACGATCACATTCTAATTCTTCTATAAGTAATTCAAGCTGTTTATCTATTTTTTCGTCTGTGCAAATAGCTTTACCTAAAGCGTCACCTTTTTTAGTTAAAAATTTAGCTTTAACAAATTCAACAGCTAATGGTCCTAATAAAGCTGTTATAAGAGCTACAAGTATTGTTAAAATAGAGTCAAGCATTGTCATTTTTTGAGGCTTTGTAAGTATTTAATTGTTTCTTCTTTATCTTCTAGTAACTTTTTCTTTGAAGAACCAACCCAACGTTCTACATCACCATCTTCCGTGACATAAGAATCATTAGAACTGTTTATAACTTCGTCCATCCAAGTACTATAGTCTTTGGTTACGTTGTCAATATCGCTGTTTATAATGTTTTTTTCGTATTCTTCCCATAAACCTAATTTGCGCAATTCAGTTTCAAATTCTATTTGACAATTAAAACATCTTTTATACTGAATGTAAAATAATTTATCGTGTTTATGGTTCATTAACTGTTTGCAACCAGAACAAAACAATGGTAAAGTTACAGATTTTTTAGCTTTATCCCATTTAGTTAAATTTTGTTTAATACCATTTTTAATAGTCCAAGTACGACCACCTTCTTCCCACACATCACCTTCATTATGAAAATCCTGTTGTTTTGAATAACCTACACCAGATGTGGTACGTTCGCCTGCTTTACCTTTAACTATATTACGCAGTCTTTGAACGTCTTTATTTTTAAATTCTTTATTTAACATAACTTACAGTCCTATTTGTTTTAATTTTTCAATTGTATCAGCAGCAGATGTATGTAGTATTCCTATACCACCTTTAGATTTCCATTCTTCAATGTTATCTGCTCTGTCGTCTATTAATATTCTATTTGGTTTAGAATAGTCTTGTTTATTTTCACGTTTAGCTAAAATTAATTTTACACCAGGTAAATTATCATTTACCCAAACACGTTTACCATAACGTGAGGATGGTTTTTGAGATGGTGCTGATAATAACATTGGTTTATATTTTTCTATATAACTCCAAAGTTGTTTTCCATCAGGCATCCAAGGCATTTTAGCCCAAAATTCAAATCCTACTTTATCGTCTATAAGTTTCCAAAACTGGCTTTTGCTAAATTTAGCCTGATATTCGTCAGGAACCATACCTCCAAAGTATTCAAAACGCTTGTCAAAGTCAGTTAAAACACCATCCATATCACAAAATATTTTATATTGAGCGATCTGAGCGGCTTGTTCTTCCTCTTTAAGTTGTTTATATAACGCTGTTAATTTATACATTTTTAATTGAATCTTCCCAATTTCTAAGAGTCATATTTCCATGCTCATATGCTTCACGTTCCAGTTGGTCTAATTCTCCACCTTCATTTGTGTTAGTGGTGTGAATGTTGTTTAGTCGACCTTCGTTATCTTGAATACGGTGAATCATCTCATGAGCGTATGAACGTAATATATCTTTTGGATGGCGGCCAAGGGTAAATAAAGTGATTGAACAACTTGAGGGATCGTAGTATGCTGTTTTACCTAAAATGTTTGAAGCATTTTCAGAATCGTTGTTTATTATTTTTAATTTAGGTAATGGTTTAATATTCATACCACTATCTAACATATATTTAGTTAACGATGCTAATGCGCTTTTAAAATCTGTGGGTTGTTCATGTTGGCAACCACAGCTTTCTTCTAATTTACTATAACTTAATGCTTTTATAAAGTCCTGGTAATCGATTCCTGCTGGTAAAAATTGAGTAATGTTTTGGTTTGTATTTAATGCTGTTCTGAAGTCAGATGCATTTAAGTTTTTACCTTCAACTGTTTTAGTTCCACCATCTACTATGGTTACATTAGGTTTATCAACTAATGCTTTATATCTGTCAAATTCACCTTTACCAAATGCTGCTAAAAATTTGTCGTTAGGATGATCTTTAATGTAATCTAAAACATATTTTACAGGTGAACCCTCAGCAATTACAATTTCAATTTTATTTCCTAATAGTGTTTTATATAATTCCCAAACCGTTTTACTTTGTGAAGCTGTTATGTTGTCAATTTGTTTAGGAGAAATTATAATTACTACTCTATCGGCTTTAGTTAATAAGTCTTTAGCTACTTCAAAGTGCCCAGCATGTGGTGGCTTGAATTTACCTGGGTAGAGAGCTACAGTTTCTCCTTCCAATAACGGTTGTATAAGTTCTTTAACTAATGAATTCATTGATTTTAGATTTAGCATCTTCCATAGTTGCAAACTCAGGTAAGTTTTTAACCATGTTTTCAATATCTTTATTAAGTTGTTCCTTGTCAGCTTTAGATTTAGCTATTTCTTCAGGTGTTTTAGGTTTACCTTTAGCTTTAGAGGCTTGAAAAAATGGAGCAGTAAGTTCTGGAGAGAATGTTTTAGTTGCTCCTTCAGGATCGTTGTTTATTAATATAAAATTGTCTTTAAATTCTTGTTTATAAATGTTTATATTTTGATTTACATCTCTCCAAGTACGTAAAATAATGCTAGGCATTAAACTACGATCACGACCCTGATTACGTTCTAAAGACGTTAATGGTGAAACATAAATCATTAACATTAAACATTTATAACCTAAATTTTCTAATTCTTGTTTCTTTTTTAATAGAGGTTTTGATGCACCACCAGTACCATCTATAATTAAATTTTTACGTTCAGATGAAGATTGTGCTAATTTTTCTTTAGTAGCTTTTTGGGCTTGACCCATTAATTTAGCTGCTTGAGACAATTCATCTGCTGTAAAATCTTTTTGTTTTAAACCTAAACCACTTGCTTTTAGTAATTCTTCGTAAGTATCATCTATGTTGATAGTAGTGAAAGTTGTAGGTAAAAGTTGTTTTGAAACATATGACTTACCACTGCCAGCAGGTCCCGCTAAAAATATAGCTTTTGGCTGGTTTGTGGCTTCCAGTAATAGATCGATAAGTTTAATCATACTCTAAATATAAATAAAAGACCTAGCTAAACCAAGTCTGTTATAAATATGTTAAATACCTGGATCGATCTGTACTTCTGTTGGGAATTGTTCAAATGTTGGTTTAACTTCGGGGTGTTCTAATTTGTATAATTCATGTATATACCCGAATAATTTTATGTTTTCTTTTAGTGATTTTTCTGATTCGTATATTTCCCAACCTTTGCCTTGTATTTTTTCACCTTTTTTATCTTCGCCACGTTTTGATGATTTTAGCCAAAGAATGCCCATTCTGTCAATTTTTTCTTCATATAATTCGTTCCATGCTTGAGCATAGGCAGCTAACTGTAAATCGTAGCTGGTGTGTAGTGAATTTGATGTTTTAATATCTAATAACCATTTTTTACCGTCTATTTCAATTACTAAATCGCAAGTACCAGCATATATGTATTTGTCTGAAAATAAATGTATTTCACTTTCAATTAATGTTGGTTTGTATGTAGACCAAAATTCATGGAATTTTAAAACCATTTTCCAAATGTCTAATGAATATTTTGAATATCCATTTTCGTCCATCCAGGTAATTTTTTCACCTAATAAATAACGTTCAATAGCGTCATGCACTTGTGTACCTTCTTCAGCAGCTTTTCTAGCTATAACATCGGCATTGTGGCCTACATCTTTTAACCAGTTTTCAAAAAATTTACCTTTAGGCATGTATTGTAAAATACTAGTTACTGAAGGGTAGTACTTGTCATTTCTAGTATAGTATCTTGTATCTAAGATGTTAACACGTTTTGAGTCTTGATCTACGGCTACAATACGTTTAACACTTTTTTTATAGACGTTTACATTTTTTTCAATCATAATTGTTGGAGTTTTTTCTCAAGTAAATTTGAGAATGTTAGTGGTATGGTTTGTTGAACCAAATTTGTAAATCTTTCAAATCCCATTTCGCTTGGGTCTTTATCTTCTAGATTTACTAAATATACTTCTTTACCTTCGTTCATTAATGTTTCACAAAAGTTAAGAGATTGTTTAATAGCATCTTTGTCTAATGCTATATAAATTTTTCCTACAGAAGAATTTAATATTTTTTTCATTAAACTCTTTTGAATTGTTTTACCCAACAATGGTATGGCATTACGTTTGATAGCAATAGCATCAAACATGCCCTCACATAAAATAATAGGTACATTCCAATTAATAAAAAGCTCTAATCCAACTATATTTCTAGAAACATCGGGATTTTTATATTTTAAAGTAGAGTTTTTATCAAAGTTTCTTGCGGTAAAATAATTAAGATTTCCTTTATCATCGTACGATGGAATAATAATCATATTTGAAAATTTACCAAACTCACAATACCCGATATTGTATTTAGTTATATCTGCTTTAGTAATACCACGTTTATTTAAATACGATATTGCTTTTTTAGCTACTAAACTGTTTATAGGTGGTTTAACTAATGATATAAATTCCTCTGGCAATGTAATTTTGGTAGATACTATTATTTCTTGTTTTTCGTCTGTTGATGATGATTTAACTAAAAATCTTAGTTCACTAATTTTGTCAGGGTCAGCTGCTATTTTCTTAAATAATGTAGTTAACTTTTTACCTTTAAAACCACACACCCAACATTGATATGATTGGAAATGAGGTGATGATTCTTCTAAATTAACTTCTAATTTAAGTTTATGGTGTTTGCAATTAGGACAGTGGTACGCCCTATTACCTTTAGATGTAGGTCTACCCTTACCCAAAACAGAATCTATTAAATATACTAAAGCAGTATTAGACATTGTCTATAATGTAATAAAAATAGATTAACAAGCCTAGTTAAAATCTTTTCTAAAAAATTTACCAAGTATATTATCGTTGTACCATTTTTCAGGTTCTTCTAATACACCAAAGTAGAAAAGATATTTACACTCGTAGTAGGTTAATAACTTTTTATTGTCAACAAACTTTATTATTTCACGTTTAAATTCGTTGTGTTTATTTTCTTTTAATAAATCAAGAATAGGTTTAGCTGAGCCGTGGTATGTTTTCCAATCAGATTCTTTTTGTACTTTTTTAGTTGATGATTTACGACCGGGACCTGATTGTTCTGCTAATTCTTTTTTAGTAAGTTTTTTTGTTAGGTTATGGTAAAGTGCTTTCTTACCTATATAAGACATTTTTGTAGGTTTATGAGTTACTATATAAATAAACCCATAAGTATTTTCAGGAAAGTCTTCTAATTTTTCTATAACCTCGTTATTGTATAACCAATTGTTCATTTTTTATCTATCTATGTTTATAATTATTGTAGTATCTGTTGTAGGTGATGAAGGAAGTGGTTGTGCTAGTTTTCCTACTGCTAATAAATTTTGTTGATCATCATATAAACCAACAGTAGTAATGTAAGGATTAAAGTAAGATTCTGTAGCAAAACCTAGTAAATTTTCATCTGGTGTATAAAATGTTCCGTTTGAACTTGTATATGATGTACTACCTGAGGATATTGTTGGGTTTAATGTAAAATTAAATTCATTTTCTCCAATAGTACATTTATATTGTGTTTCATATATAGTATATGAACTTGAAAACGAACAAGTAACATTAGATGATGATACAAAATTAAGTAAACTTGGGAAAAATGAAACACCAGGACTGCCATATTCTCCTTCACCATATGGTGTAACCCCATAAACCGAGTATCCATATAAATCACTTAATGAAAACACGGTTGGGTTACCTGTTAAAACTATTAACCCATGAGGATAAAATATATTACCTACCATTACAGAACTAGTAGTTAAACTAGAACTAAAATATATATTTCCTTCTCCATCGTCTGTTAAACTACCACTTTCAGCCGAGAAATAAAATGATCCTGGGCGGATGTAGTCACCATATAATTTTGTTGGGATAGATATAACTCCTACTCCTACTGTTTCTTCGTTACTATATTTTGAAGTGGTAGGAAAATATTTTGGGTATGTTAATGTTGTTTGTAAGTAATTATCGTATCTAGGACCATTAAAACTTCCTGTTAATACATTACCTTCGGGTATAGCGCCTAATATAATGGATGCTGTAGGGGCATTGTCCCCGTAACTTGAAGACAAATAATTTGAATAATAAAGATGTCTAACTGAGTAGTAAACTAGACTTTCAAAGTCCATAGGAGCTATTTCTCCTGCGGGTATATCTGTTCCACCATATATAGAGTTAAGACTATCATATGTAGATGATCCATATACGCCGGCTTCAAATACTGAGGACGTTTTGAGAAAATTTCGTCCTAAGAATCTATCAATTCCAACATTTGAACCAGTAAAAACCGAGTCTCCTTGAAAGGTAAAATTTTTGTTTACCTCTAAGGGAGTTACAATAATATCAGATGCTAAAAATTGTTTGAACGCACCCATTCATCTTAGAAATCTAATTTTACTCGTACTAAGGCTTCTTTAGTAAAATCTTTAGGTAAAGGTCTTGACATTTTAGCTACAGCTAATAAATCACCAGCATCGTTGTACATTCCAATTGTTGTAATATATGTTTGAGGATTGTTTATAAAGATAGGATAATTTACTTCACCAGTTGATGCATTTGTAAAGCTTGGATTTTCTGTATAGTTGTATTGAGCGTTTTTTACTCTAACAAATACATAATCAGCAGATATAGTTTCTTGACTTTGTAATGTAAATGTGCCACCAGAAGAAGGATAATTTCCAGCATTAATAGCATCAAATAATCTTACATAATTCAAACCATCTGTATTAGATGAAGTATTTGGAGTTAAACCTATTGAAGCAGATAATGCAGCTGGGTTTAATAAAATTACTCCAATATCTGGTAAAAGCCAACCATATGAACCTGAGCCGGGTTGGTATCCATAGGCATTTGATCCTGTGTATACAACACCTGCTGATCCACTAACTAATTGAAATACACGTCCTGCATCTTTAAATACCACAGTATTAGTTACTGTACTGTCGTCTGTTAAAACAAGTCGACTATTATAAAATAAATTTAATGTTAAAGTGCCAGGAAGTAAAGATTCTCTATAACGATTTCTGTCAACGTTTATAGCCCAAAATTGAGTTGAGGTATATTGGTTGTTTGATCCTGCTGCTCCAAAGGTAAAATCTGTATTTTCGTCTCCATTTATTAAGGTACGATATTGACCGTAAGTTGTTTTAGTTGGAGTAGAACCAGATACAGATGCATTGTAGTAAGTAGATCCATAACCAAATTTATTACCATAAGTAATGGCAAATTGAACTTCTGCTGTTGTTAAACCAGAAGCTGTTTGATAAACGTTGAGATAAAAATCTCCAGATGCACCTGCTTCTTGAACGGATGAAGTATAAAAATTTGTTAGTGTTGGTGCTCCACCAGTCCATGTTGCTGATGCTACTGCTTCTGAGCTTACTACAAAATCTTCTGCTGGTATTGATTGGTATGCCATATTAAATTATATTATAGTTTTACTATTTGTAAAGGAATTGTTAAACGAGCTCCACTGTCTTTTCCAGTTACAGTTAATGTAGCATTAAGTACAGCTCCTGTAGTTGAACCTGATGGGTATAATGTGTTTAAAGTTGTTGCTCTAAATGTAATAGAAGTGCCTACTACTGTTTGAGACACGTTAGTACCAGATGTTACAGTAACATTAGATCCGGTTGGAGCATTTGTTACACCAACTGCTGTAAATGAACCTAATAATCTAGCATCAGAAACAGTAACCATATACCCACTTGATTCTACTTGTGAATTATAGTTTAATGTTTGAGGATTCATAGTATATGATGCTCCTTGTTTTAAACTTATAACGTTAGTACCTAAATCAAGAATAGGTAATTTAGCTGTTCCACGAGGTAAAGTAACTAATTTATACTTCATTATTTGAGTATCCAAAGGAAATGCTTCTAATAAAGGCATGCTTGTAATAGCTTCACCGTAGTATGCTGAACCCGATGGGTGGTTTGGGTTATATAATGTATAATCGATTTCGTCATCGGATAAAGCAAATTGTGTAATTTTAAATGATCCGTCGTTTCTTGCCATTAATTGACGACCTTTGGTTGTTAAAATTGCGTCTACTGTAATAACGCTATTATTTAGATATCCCATTTTTGTGTATTTTTATTATAAATATTAATATTTTATATTCTTATTAAGATGGTATTATTCCTTTTTCTTTTAAACTTGTTATAATTTTGTTATAATCCATACCTGATCCACGTTTAGCCATATATTGAGGTATTATAAATCCACCACCACCAGTGTATCCAGTACCATCCCAATCTAAAACCATAAATGATGGATTTACTTCTAATCTTCTAACTAAAAATGAATTTACTTCTGTTCCATCTATAATTGGACGGTCTAGTTTTAATTGTAAATATGGGTTATAAAATGATGATGTAGGTGTAGGAGTACCAGTTGCTATTTCTCCTGGAGGGTATGATTCTACTACATTATATACTTGAGATTCATCTCCCTCAAATCTAATTTGATCTCCAGGATATATCTGGAATGGTATATAATCTCCATATCCAGCATTTTTTTCACTTCCTGAAGGAGTCCAGGCTTGAAATAATGCTCCAACATCTGTTTGTTTGTATATATTCTCTGTAAATTGAGGGCCGTATAATATATTTTTATCTGATCCAGTTGTCCAGTAGTATAATGAACTTCCTGGGTTGTAAGATGCAGTTGTATATCCGGTTGATGTAGGACCGTTTTCTTGTTCTACTCTTAGTTGTGGGTTAGGGATATAAACACCCATTTCTTTTAATATTTGAGAAGCTATAGCAAGATTAATGGATGCACCTGTAGTAACAGGATTTGTTGTTCCTTCAATATATTTTATCCCTGCTCCTTCTATTTGTATGATTTTAAATACTACAGAATAGGCTTTAGAAAGATCTATATTTATCCAGTCCGTTGATAAAGAAAAAGTATATGGTTTATATACCTTCACACCAGATGCATTTCCGCTACTTGGACCAAAAGCATATTGATTATTACCACGAACTTCAAAATTCGCTTGAGCTATTACTGTGGCGTCACTTGCCCCATATGTACTTCCAGTAGGAAATTCTTTAATTTGAACGTTAAACGTTACAACTGTGCTGTTTTGAACTTGTTGTTGAATTGGCCCTCCAGGATTTCCTTCATATGCCTCACTATAATTAAATAATAAAATATTATTAAGTGTAGATGTAAGTTTTACTCTAGTATACTTACTTGTATTGGTAAATCTAATGTTATTTGAACCTGTAGTAGTAGTATTACTAACATATACGTTTCCGTTTATAGGAAGTTGAGTATAAGTTGATGGTACAGCAATTGATGTTGGACTAGAATTATAACTAGATGCTCCACTACTACCTGTCCATAAACTTTTAAAATTAGGTATACTATTAGAATTAAAATAAGTTATAACACTATCGTAATAATCTGGGTATTTAAAGAATGCTATTGATGTTAATGCTACACTTGCTGTTGGTATACTTCCTGTTTGAGATGCAATTACGGGAACTGGGAAGTTGTAAGGGTATAAAATACTTCTTAGACCATTAGACGGGTATGAGTTATCAGCTGCTCTAATTACAACATTAACATCAGCACCTTTAATAAACGTTCTAATATAACTATCAAAATATATTCCTACATCTGACGGTTCATATATATTTCCATCAATGTCAATCAATGCTCTAACATGTGCTGCTGATTTACCTATAAAATCTGGGGTAGTTCCTCCAATCCAGTCAAAGTAAAGAAAATAATTTTCTAAAAGTTGAACATTTGGAGTTTTATCCGGGCCTATATCAGATGAAGAATAAAAGTTTAAAATAGCAGTTTCTAATTTAGCACCTTGATATTTTGCTAATGCTCTTGGGGTAGAATAATAATTAAAATCATTTACTTGAGCATAAGTAGCTGATCTAGAAACAACAGCTTGATAATTAACAGGAACGGTTGTAGATGTACTATAATCTATTTGTTGGTAAATTGAACTAACTCTATCTTCAATAGCATTATTCATTGTAACATCACAATCTGTATTTGTAAATGCTGTTGTGAGAGTTGGATCAAACACAGTAACAGATGTAGCTGAAGATGATGGGGCTACTAATTGAGCTATATTTAATCTTGCTCCTGAAAGGCCATTATTTCCTGTTGTATATGTATGAAACATTGTTAATGCTATACGAGATCCTTCTATAGGGTAAGAGGATGTAGGAGATAAACGATTTCCTAATGGAGCAGATAGGGTTAATATCTGATTTGAGCCTGTTGACGCTACAGAAGCTATTACTTGACCCGAAAGAAGTCCAGGAGGATCTGTACTGGTATCAAGATTATAAGCATATACTAAAGACATTGTAACATTTGCTGCTGAGGCAGTTGCAGATGCAGTGATTGTAAATCCTATATTTGGTGTATCCGCAAATGTATATATCCCAGAGGATGCTGTAAAACTTGATGAAGCTGAGCCTGAGAGGTATGTATAATTTCCTATTATAAGCGTAGAGGGAGGAGTAAATATAGGTTGATTTATGTTTGCTGCCCCACCACTTGCATATGTGCTATAGTCTCCTATTTTATTAGAAGTTATAGACATTCTGTTTTTAGAATTTACTAAATAAAGATAATAATTAGGGTATTCAGATATTGATAATACATCATATCTTGTATAATCATATTTAAATGGAGATGTAGGAGCTAAAGGTACTAATGTTCCATATACATCTTGAAATTTAATTCTAATTTGTTGTAAACTTTGCAAAGACAAAGTATTATCAGATCCATCATTATCTACTCTATTTATTTTAACAAATAAAATTCCTTCACCCATAACAACTTTACCAGATGGGTCTACTATAGGTGTTTGTTCAACAACGTTTCTATAAGTATCTTGTGAATAGTATAAAAATATTTCTCCAGAATGTGGAGCTACATTTTCATTCATGAATTCATTAATAGTCATAATAGAATATAATTCCTCATAAAAAACATAAGGAGGATATCCTAAGTAACTATTGCCGTAGAAAAATTTAGATGTATATGAACTTCCTATTGTATCAACTTCTAAAAATTGAACACAATCTTCGTCTATTAATCTTTGATCAGATATTGTTAAGTTAGAACCACTTAATTCACCATTATAAAATTCTTTTTGATCATTATTTACAAATACTCCATAACCTAAAGGTCCTAAAATTGAACTAGACCAAGATTGAGTAATATTAATATAATAATTTGAAGATGAAATACTACCATGTAAATCAGGAAATACACCTGCTGTGCTACTACTAATTGCTTCTATAGGAAATGATTCAAAATCTGAGGGAGGTTGGGGTGTTGTTTGCCCATAATATAAAGATGAAGACTTACGACCTATAGAAGAGGTAATTGTAATGTCTTTTATTGGCGGTCTATAGAATGATGAAGTCATTAGTTAGGTATATTATTAATTTTAGCTAATGGATCTCCTACATATGCTATTACACTGTTTGCACTTGTTCTAGGTTGTGGATATTTCCTTCTTTCTAATAAAGTAGGTTTTATCACAATCCCTGTAGCTAAACTAGTTCTAGCAGGTACAAAATCCTTAATCATTTTAAATAAAGAATTATCGTAGAATTTAATTAATCTAATATAATCCCACAAATTATAATTATGAGTATATTTAGAAAAATATTCATCTCTTAATCTATCTAAATCAGGATAATTTGGAATTGTATCTAACATTTGTCTTGGGTCGCCAATATAATTACCTATATTGAAATATCCAAGTTGAGATATAATATCGTCATTAACTTCGTCTTGAGGAGAAAATGCTACTTCAACATAATCTACATCTGGTGTATAAACTTCTGAGTATGAATTTTGTTGAACAGTAATGTATTGAGATAATACACTTCCTGAAGGCTCGTTAGTAGGAGCTATTTGAATTTTTTCTGTTATTGCATTTTTAATACCAGCAATGGGTTGATCTTGATAAATAGTTTCTTCGTTTGAAACAAAACTAAATGATCCAGATAAATAATATGTACTATTTCCTGTTACAAACGATTGAGTAACAGGATATTGAGTAATTGAAGGATGAATTGAAGTTCTAGTAGTAAGAGAAGCACTATTATCTAATACTGTTCCTAATGGTGCTCTAAATATTAAAGCATTAAATGCTGATTCTGATCCTGTAAGTGAATTTCCTTCTATAGAATAAGGATTCATTACATAATCATTAAATGATGATTCAGACAAATATGTAGTATACATTCTTAATTCTTGGAATGAACCTGAGAATGGAAGGTATGTTCTACCTGATATTGTTTGACTACCAGAATTAGATAAATATAAAGATCCGGTTGCTGCTCCTAAACTACCTGTTACAGAAGCAGATGCTTGAAAACCAATTGTACTTCCATCATAGTTAGAATATATGTTGTTTTTAGCATATAATGTTTGAGTAGAACCACTCATTACTAACATTGTTGACCACCATCCGTTATCAAAAAACGGTAAATAAACACTAGCAGATGATCCACTAACTGTGTTTATAAACTTTAATGTTCCGTAGTAATCATAAGGATTAACTATAGAACCTGAATATGAACCACTACTAAGACCAGAAGCTGTGTAGTCTAAAATAATAGAATAATTATCTGTTTTTAAAAGTGTTTGATACGAACTTGTAGATGGAACACCATGAGTACTAAATCTAAAAGCTATAGTTTTAGGATCAATCCCAGCGGATGAAGCAGTATATGTTGTTTTAACATATCCATTTCCATAAACATCAAATGAATAATTAAATGTATCTTGAAAATTATCCCAACTAGATGCTGCTTTAAGTTTACCACCAAATTCATTTATTCTAAGAATAGTATCAGGAATACCATATAAATTAATTAACAACCTTAAACCTTCAGGTGTACCCTTTTTCTTTAATAATACAGGTAAGTTGTGATAAATTCGTTTATAAATTTCTTTATTTACACTATCTAGTGGTAATATCGAACCTGTGGCAGAAGCAGTAACATAAGTGTTTACGTATTCTAAACCTGATCCTGAAGGAACTGGTAAAGATGAAGTTGCATTTGGTATTAGTAAAGTACTACCTGACGGGGTTATACCTAACAATGCTGAATATACGTCTGCATCTGAGAAGTTATTTTGGTATAATTTTACTCCTAAATCTCTAATAGCTTGAGCTACTATGTCTTTAGAAATACCATATTCTAATCTATTATCTGCATCAAATTTATTTGTTATATCTTTTAAATATAACCAAACATTATCAAAATGTTGACCTACCATCTGAGTAAATAAAAGATATTTACTATTGTTGTCATCTTCTCTTAAATAATCAGGTATGTCTAAAATTAAAGCATCTTTATTAGTATTTTGATCATATTCTAAAGCATACACAGATTGTGTTGCAAACCAACTTAATGCTGATGGTGAAGTAGTAGAAGCATTTATGTAAGGGATAGAATTATTTGTTTTGGGCCAAGTAGTACTACTTGATTCATAATACAAATAATATTCATAACCGTCAAAATTAGTTATAATTTCATTTATTTTATTTTGCCAAATGTTATAGCTACTAGAAACATAATAATTGTTACTTATAGAAGCACTAGCTAAAGTAGCGTTAGAAGTATATGTTTCTATTAAAGAAAGTTTATAATAAAAATTTTCTAAACGAGTTTGAGCTGAGGAAAAATGAATAAAGTTAGCGTAATCAGAATAGTCTACATTTATTTCTATTCCTTTTTCTGCTAAAATGCTGTTTAATTGATAATATATACTACCTGACCCTAAAAGTGAAGTATTTTGAGTTAATATGTTCTTGTTAAGATAAGAAGTAGAATTATTTATTTGATTTTGAACATCAATATTAAAATTAGGACCTGCTATTCTGTTAAATACTGTTTCTTCAGGAGTAAAAACAGATTGTATTTCAACCGAATATGCTATTGGAGACGCTACATTATCTACAACCCAACATGTATTGTTAACACTAAATCCTGCAGGTAAAGGTTTATATAATTTAATTGCAATTGCCGGGTCTGCAGTATTGTTATTGTATAAACTATTTACACCTATTAATAATGTATTTCCACCAAAATTTAAATAAAAATAACTGTCATCATTAGTTGCTTGTTGAAGTGGGGCATCTGATGTGATTGTATTATTTAGTGGATTTAATTGTTTTAATATAATCTCTGTTCTATCTGAGCTGATAGATGAGATGTATAATGGGTTGGTACTATCTCCTAAAAGTGGAGTTAAAAAATTATAATATGCAACATGTTTCCCTTCAGAATATCCTAAATTTTCTAAATCTTTTTGAGGATCAACTACTACTTCTATACCTACAATGTTGTAATCTACAAAAGGAGATACTTGGTTTACTAATACGTTTTGAGAATTATAAACATATAATTCAACATAGTTATTTGGGTTTAAAGTAAAATCTATACCCGTTTGGTCACTTTGTTGTACATAAGAAACATCACTATCAAAAGTTTGATATTGATATTGCAATGCATCTATTTGGTTTATATTTATAATATCTTGGGCCATTTATTTTAGCTAGAAGAACCTGATAATGCACTTATTTGGGCTTTTAATAATTCATTTTCAGATTGTAATTTAATTAATTCGTTTTGTTGAGTAAAAGTTTCTAAATTTTCTGCTCTAAGATTATTAATTTCATTTATTAATGCTTGAATAGTTTCGTTTATTGATTCTCCCCCAACATACTCTGAGCTTCTTTTAACTAAATATTCGTGTGAATTAGTTTCTCCAGTTATAGGAATACTAAAAAATAAAGTATCGTAAGCATTAAAAAAATCATTTACTGTAGCAATTGGATTTGAGGCGGTTGGTGGGGTGGGAGAAACTGTTTGAGAAAAAGTAGTGTTTATAACCTTACTAAATTGAGTAGGATTATAACCTGTTTTAGATAAAATTATTTTTTCTTGTGCCATTATTCATTAACAACTTTAAAATAATAATTGTCGTCTAAAATTAATGTTTCTCCATTAATTAAAGTTTTAACTAAAAATTTATAATATCTTTCTGGCTCTAAGCCGTTCATATAAATCATAAAATAATTACCTTGATCATCTGCACTTATTTTAGTATAAGTCGTATCAAAGTCAATTACAAATTCATTTGTATATAAATCTTTTACAGCATAATAAGATGCAGTTGGTAAATAATAATTTTGAATATAAAATGAACTAGTTTGGAATATACGAGCTGGGTATTGTGGGCGCACGTCTAATCTAAATTTTTCAACACTATCCTTTTCAAAAAATCCTTTGTTATTAGGAAAAGTAGCTACTATTTGAGATGAAGTTATAAATGTTAATCCACTAGAACCAGTATTAAATGTATAATCATTCCATCTAATTTCTAAACATGGAGGATATATTGTATGAGTATCTACTGAAAAGTATTTTAGTTTGGGTTGAATATCTTCGTTATCTACAAATTCAGAAGCTTGTTTAACAATAAATCCATTGTTTGGAATAGAACTACTATACCAAGCCCCAACTATATTAGTTACATTAGCATTAATGTCTTTATCAGTATAATAACCAAATGTTACAGATGCAGATAAACTTGATGTTACATACCAAGTACCTCCACCTACAGTAGATGAATATGAACCTGTAGTTCCAGGACTAAATGATCCTGTTGTCCATTTACTTCCACTTAAATAATCTTTCCAAATCCAACTTACACCAGTTGTTGTTTTAGGAACATTTGCATATTTTCCTACTCCCATTTCCCAAGATTGGGATACAGGATATATTTCTAAAGTAGTGTCTAAATTTAAACCTTCAGCATTTGCTATAAAACATCTTAAATTTGATTGCCATTGTGAGCTAGAAACTTTATTAACTAAAACATCAGATATTTCATCTGAAGGGAATTGGATTAAAAATCTACTAGCTTGAGGAGCAGGAAACATTAGTGCTCCTACTTCTAAAGAAGTTTCAATAATTTCATCTAATCCAGAGTTTGCATCAGGATACGCTGTGTATATTGTAGCGTCTTTTGTTGGGAATATTTTATATACTGCCATTTTATTTTTATAATGGTACTACTCTACCTTGAATATCTGTGTTTGGGTATTTTACTTCAAAAATCATAGGATCAAGTGAAGGATAAAGTACACCGTTTGATGTAGCTCCTTTTATATCGTATGAATACAAAGAATATCCTGATTCTATTCCTGTTTTGTTTACTATTTCAAGATTTTTAACGGTTTGAACTCCTTCTACTCTATCTAATAAAACATATAAATCTCTTAAAATAATAGGCTGATTAATTTGCCAATTGCTTATATCAAAATATACTTGTAAACCATTTATACATCTTGTTATTACATCTGTACTGACATAATTAGGCAAAACAATTATATCAAAGTTAACTCCTATATTAATAACGTAAGCATTTTTAATGTTAATAGAATCATTTAACATTCTATATTGAGATAAATACGTTATAAGATTTTGTTTAAGTGATGGAGAAGGGGCAATTAAATTTCGATTTACATCAAATGTCAAAATATAAAGATCTAAAACTGAATTTGATTCACCAGCCGATAAATTTTTAATTTTGGTTGGTTCAATAAATGCTTTAGCAATGTTTCCATATATTGAAGGCATACTCATTGCTCTAACTAAATAATCATCTTGAGTAACATTTCGCAATTGAGTAGAAAAATTCATCATAGAATTTTGTCTAATTTCTTCAATTGTATCTCCGTCTCCACCTCCACTAGCGGCTATTGGATTTGTAGCTGCTAAAGACCCAAATATGTCGTTTGCTGTGTTAGCGTCTAAATTTTGGTTTAAAAATCTAGCATTAACATTTATTTTAGTAATAGTATTAGCTGCTACATTTGCTCCTACTCCTCCTCCAGTTAAATATCTAACTGTTAAAGTAGTATTTGATGGAGCAATACCATATGTTTTAGTAAATAAAAAGTTAGATGGAGAAAATGCTGTTGTAAGTTTAGTTTGTTCAAATGGTAAACCAATACCTATATTATCTGGGTTAGGTACTATTTCTTCATCCGAATCTGCAGCTGTGCCCGCTCCAAATTGTAATTGTAGTGTTGTAGAATTTTTAAAACGAGTTGTAAAACGACGTTGAATCTTTTTTAGTTTCAAAAGATAAGGAGCATCACTATATAATGATAAATTAGGATCATTTACATTAGTATTTTTAATAGAATTAAATACCATTTCTTGACCTAAATGATCTACTTCATACCAAATATTTCCGTTTGAGTCAACACAATCTAATACCCCTATCATGTTATCAGACACAATATTTACTGTACTAAATTTAACAGGTGAACCAAAAGAAAATGTAGTACTATTTACTGTTGATGAAACTGCTTTTCTACTCTTTTTAAGTAAATAATACACTGGGTTATTACCTGACACTTCATATACAGATATTTCAGTAAAGTCTGTAGAGCTTGAAACTGAAAAATCTACAGCATCTGCTACTAAAAATGAAACAATTGGGGATGTTTGATTACTTACAGTTGTTGATACTGTGAAATTATTTGGAATAAATAATGCATAATTAAAATCTGGAACGTATTGAGATCCTGATAATATTGAAGGGACTTTTTGGTAAAAATCTATATTTGTAGTTGCTACCCCAACCACATTTGGTTTATAACCAAACATATATGCTAATTCAAACAAATTGTTTGATTGACGAGCAAATTGTAAATAGTTTTCTTGTACTTGATTATCTAAATAAAACGATAAAACATCACCTACATAAGCAGCCATTTCCATAAACATCATGCCCGGGGATGCTGGGCTGAAGTCGTTGTATGTTGTAGGGAAGTATGTTTTAGTGTATTCTATTAAACTAGCCCTAAAATCGTCAAAAGTTCTGTTTAAATATTTTATATTTTTATTTGATGCCATTATGCAAATCCTATTTGTATGTTGTCTACTATTCCTGTATCTATAATACTATATGTAATTTTTGCAAACACTTCGTTTGAATCTTGTTGTGGAGTAATATCTATATTTTCTACGTTTATATTTGAAAAATATTTTGCTATTAGATTTTGAATATTTTGTTGTAAAAACTCAAGATTTCCAGTTGTTATTTGTTCAAATAAAAGTGCTCTTAAATTAGAACCAAAATTTGGGTTTAAATATCTTTCATTAGTATTTGTTAAAAAGAAATTTAACAAATTATTACGTATAGCATCTTTAGTAGTATATGTAGAAGGAAAAACATTTGGTGCATTAAAAGGAACAGCCACACCTACAGCGGTGCCGGGGCGTTGATCTATTGGATATATTTTTTTAGCACCAAAAGCCATTATTTCTTACCTATTAGTCCCATTATTTGATCTAAACCTAATTGTCCATCTGGCAATGAACTGCCTTCAGACATTGTATTTACAGGTCCATTAACTTGAAAATCACCAGCAAAGCCCGAAGATGGACCTTGAGCCATTTCACCTAGTATATCCATATATGCCTTTTTAGTATCTATGGCTGGTTTAGGTGCTTGATGTGGTATGTTTTTGGTTGTAAAGTTTAATGTAGTTGATTCGTTAACTGGCATTTTTGGTGCCTTTACAGCCTCGAGTAAAATGTCCTTCAATTCGTCATGAATTGCTTCTTTTACTGCTTCTTTGATAAGTTGTTTAAGGATGTCGGTTTTCATTTGTTATAAATATT